GAGAGTCGCGTAGCGGAGTAAATAAATATAGCCAAGGCTTGAATGATAATGCATTAACCTCTCACACCACCGCTACAGCAGTAAACGCTACAATGACAGCGGCTCAATCAAGAGTCGAGTTAATAGCGCGTTGCTTTGCTGAGACTGGCGTTAGAGATTTAATGCGCTGTATATACGAACTTGTCTTAAAGAACCAAGATAAAGAGCGTGTAGTTAAACTACGCAACAAGTGGGTTCCTGTCCGTCCTGATATGTGGCGTGACAAAATGGACTGCACTGTTGCCGTAGGCATTGGTAACGGTAATAGAGATCAACAGTTAATGCATCTTACCACTATGCTACAGTTTGCCGGTGACGCAATGCGCGGCGGTCTTAGCATAGTTAATGAAAAGAATATGTATAACATGGGTGCGGCTCTTGTAAAGAATATGGGATTCCAGAATGTCGATGACTTCCTGACCAACCCAGAGATGACTCCTCCACAACCTGATCCAGCAGAACAAGAAAAGCAGATGGAGATGCAGATCAAGCAGCAAGAGTTACAAATTAAAGCGGCTGACTTACAGTTGAAACAGCAAAGACTCCAACAGGATGCGGCTGAGGCAGCGGTTGAGGCACAACTGAAAAGCGCTGAATTACAACTAGAAGCCGAACAGAAGCGACCAATAGCTATAGGATGAACATTGCCATCTGCGGTATGGCGCAATATGACAAATCTGAGCTAGACAATTTCAACGGTGAGATTTGGGGATTACCTTGGGACGAAGGAAGATGGCCTTTCTTTGACAGATATTTTGAGATACATCCTCTTGATCTCCTGAGAAAACCAGAAGCACAGCGGAGAGATGGTTACGAAGAAAGACTTAAATCACTTTCTATCCTATATATGCAGGAAGCCTATGAAGATATACCTAACGCAATTAGGTATCCAGTTGAAAAAGTTGTAGATAACCTTGGGTTTGATTACTTTAATTCATCTATATCTTACTTAATGGGTATGGCTCTCCTAGAAGGAGCAGATAAGATAGGTATATGGGGAGTAGATATGGCTGATTTAGAGCCTGTTCCTGGCGATCCATCATACATATCTGAGTTCGCTTACCAAAGACCGAATATGGAGTATCTTATAGGACTTGCCAGAGGTAGAGGAGTAGATGTTTATATTCCAGAAAGGTCGCCGCTGACTAAGTTTCACGGAGAAGGTATACCTTTAGGATTGATGTACCCATCTTACCCCAAACGCTACGGATATTTATAATGAGCAGTGAAATAAGAGAGGAACACGCTAAACGCCTCCTCAGTGATAAGTTGTTTAACGAAGCGTTTGAAACGCTAGAGAAAAATTTACTGAACTCTTGGAATTCTTCAGGAGTCAGCGAAGTAGATGCCAGAGAACAAATCTGGCTATCATTAAGACTCCTTGATCGGATTCGTATTCATATAACCTCCATTGTAGAAACGGGAGATATGGCGAAGAAACTCAAGGAATACCACGTTTAGGAGATTATTATGGTGGATACGCAAGCAGCCCCACATTTACCCGGTGAGCTACCCAAAGAATCTGGTAGTATATCCGAAGCCCAAGATGCTTTTCTTAACCTCTGGGATTCAATTGAAAAACCAGAAGAGGAGAAGAAGGTATCGCCGTCTGAAGAAGTAACTGAAGACGCTTTAGAGGAAACATCTGATGAAGTTGAGGAATTGGTTGAAGAAGAGTCTGAAGAAGAGCTTGAAGAAACCGAAGACGAAACTATTGAGGATGACGAGTCTGAAGAATCCCTTGAGGAAGAAGCTGAAGATGACTCGGAAGAAACTACTCTCTATACTGTAACGGTAGACGGAGAGGAATATGAAGTTTCAGAAGAAGAACTCGTCAAAGGCTACTCCCGACAAGCGGATTACACAAGGAAAACTCAACAACTTGCAGAATATCGAAAGCAAATTGACCAGACAGTAGAGCAGTACAAAGGTGAAATTGCCCAGACTCAGCAAGCCAGAGAGCAGTACGTTAGCGCAGTCGCACAAGCAATTGAAAGTAACCATTCCTATCTTGAACAATACAAAAACGTTGACTGGGAAAGACTGAAAAATGAGGATAGAGAAGAATATCTAATCAAAAGCCATGAGTATCGTCAGGCTCAAGATCAGGTTCAAGCTCTAAAAAATGCTCATGAACATGCCCAAGCAGAGGCCATGCAATCATTTCAGGAACAACAGCAACGTAACGCTGTCGAAGAACACCAAAAGATGGCTAAGATTATCCCGCAATGGGCAGAAGATGATAAACGGCAGGCTATACAAAAGGCCGTTGTCGAATTTGCTTTGAGCAAGGGATTTACCCAGAATGAGTTAAATCAACTTGTCGATCATAGATATATACTTACTTTAATGCAGGCTAAAGCATATGAAGATATGCAGAAGAAACAAACTACTGTCAGGTCTAAGAAGGTAAAGAATAAACCTAAAGTAGTTCGTGGAAAAGCTAAAACAGAAAAGGCAAGTAGTGATAGCGTTAAACGTAAAAAACAAATGAAACGTCTACAGCAGACAGGAAAGGCCGAAGATGCCGCAAGTCTGTTTGAAGATTTCGTAGAACTATAATAATAAAGGAGGCCAATTATGGCTATCGCAACAAATACTAGGACAACCTATAGTGCCATCGGCATTAGGGAAGACCTAAGTAATATAATTTATAATATAAGCCCTATGGAAACGCCATTTCTTTCTGGCGCAGGCAAAGGGTCGATTGACAATACGTTGTTTGAGTGGCAAACGGATTCATTAGCCGCAGCCGCTGCTAACCAGCAGATAGAAGGAAATGACGCTATGGCGGCGCTGGCAGTTTCGGAGCCGACTCGTCTGACCAATTATGCTCAGATTTCGTACAAAACAGTTCAGAGTTCAGGAACGGCTGAAGCGGTAGATTTTGCTGGTAGGAAATCTACTCAGGCTTACCAACTCGCTAAACGCGCAAAAGAAATTAAGCGTGACATGGAAAAGATGCTGCTATCTAACGATGTGAAAGTTGCAGGTGACGCAACTACCGCTCGTAAGACGGCTGCTGTTATGTCTTGGCTTGGTACTGGATCGGCAGGAACATCGAACATCATTCTTGGTTCGGCTTCTCCTGTTGTTGGCGTTACTAATGCGGCGACTGGAACGTCTGTTGCATCTTTCGGTACTTCGGCTGTCCTGACTATGGCGATGATTAACCTTGCTATGGAGCGCTGTTTTACTCTTGGCGGAGAACCTTCGACAATTCTGACACCGGCTGACCTCAAAGCAAAGATTAGTGCGCTTGGTGGTTCAGTTGTTGCTGACATTCAATCGAATGCGTCAGGTGCAAAACCAGCTACCGCTATCAACGCCATTGATGTTCTGGTGACTGATTTCGGTACTCTGAAACTTGTTCCAAGCCGTCATATGATGGCAGATATGTTGTTCTTTGTTGACTATGATTTTTGGTCAGTTGACTATCTGCGTCCATTCCAGACTGAAACTCTTGCCAAGACTGGTGACAGCATCAAGCAGTTGATGATTGCTGAGTACGGTCTTCGTGCCAAGAATGGTCTGGCAAGTGCGGCAGTTATCGGAGTAAAAGACGCTTAATGATAAAATACAATAACACTCCTACGATTGTTGTTGAAGATAATGTGCTTTCACCCGCTTTATGTGAACACATAGTTAGTCTTGCCGAAAACAAAGGGCTTGGCGACAATCTAATAAACCGTGATGGTGATTATATCCAAGATGAGATCAGAACCAGCAAAGGTACTTTTTTCAGTTACGGTGACAATGATGTATTAGACGGTGTTATTGAAGCGTTATCCGATATGTGTGGTTTACCTCCTACCCGGTTAGAACCTTTGAATGTTCAGAGGTACGAGCCGGGTCAGGAGTATAAACCTCATTACGATGCATTTCTTTTAGATGAAATGGGAGAGATGCCAAAATCTTCCAGAACTAAAGAAGCTGGGAATCGCTGTACTACCATTGTCTGTTACCTTAATACCGTAGCAAATGGTGGTGGTACAGTCTTTCCTGTTCTTGGCTTTTCTGTCCAGGCCGTTCAGGGCCGAGTGCTTATGTTCGGAAGTCTTGACGAGAACAAATTAGTGCATCCATCCTCCTTGCATATGGGGTTGCCTCCAGAGGAAGGAGACAAATGGATCATCACTTTATTTTTTCGGGAGAAAGATTTTATGGTAACAAAGAAGGAACTTCAAAAGGAGTTAAACTCAAGCAAGTCTACCAAGACTGAAAAGAAATCTGTAGACGCTAAACTCCACGAAAAGAATATTCATAAAAGATTCAAAGAGATTTGCTCTGACAGGAGTGAGATGCCGTTATGAATTCTTCAGGATGGAACTATGATGCTCCAGACTCACGGCCTTGGAAACTGGATATTAATACTGATGGCACTGCAACTATTAATACTTACCAAGATGTACAGCCCATCATAGAAAAGAATAAGTTAGACTTAATTAACTACGGCGACAAACTTACATTTGGCAAAGCCTCTGGGAGAGATACTGGCGCAGTAACAGTCGCTTCTATTCCTATAAACATTTGGGAATTTTGGGTAAAGAAAACAAACGGTGACATTGAAAATAACCCAAAGTTACTGGCAAAATATTTAAATGATCCTGATAACAAGTTTCTCAGGACCACACCAACGAGGATTTAATCATGTGGTTATACCAACCCACGTTTTCAGGCAACGATCAAAAGCCTGTTGTCAATAGCGCCATCTGGTTTAATAGCAAGAATAGTTAATGGCTATTAACACATATTCCACCTTGCAGACTGCTGTGAGTAATTGGTTAGATAGGGATGACCTGTCTGATCGAATACCCGAATTCATAGCACTCAATGAAGCAATATTCAATAGAGTATTGCGGATAAGGGCTATGGAAACAAATGTTACTACCGCCACAGTCGGAGGCACTAAAGCATATAGTCTTCCCACTGGTTACGTTCAAATGAGAGAGATTCATTTGGCGACAAGTCCGATCACACCCTTGCAATATCTTTCTCCAGAAATGATGTATAGAGTTTGGGGAGGGAGTACGTCAGGGAAACCTAGCGCCTATACTATAATAGGAGATGATGTTTATTTCGGGCCTACACCAGACGGCGTATATAACTACACTATGACATACTATAAAACTTTTGATAGTCTTAGTGATACAACTACAACCAATTGGGTGATACTTAACGCTCCAGATGTTTACCTGTATGGAACACTATTACAGGCAGAGCCTTTTCTTATGAATGACCAACGCATCCCTATATGGGAGCGAGGGCTAAGACAGGCGCTCTCTGACCTACAAGAACAAAACGATAAAGATAGGCACTCCGGTTCAGAACTGAGAGTAATGAACACTTCTGGATATTATTGAGGAATAAGGTATGGGGCTGGAAACAGGAAATTATATAAGCGCACTTGTTCAGACGAATCCAGTTTCTTCTGATAACGTGTCAGAAGGCGATGACCATCTGCAACTTATCAAAAAAATTCTTAAACAGAATTTCCCGGTGGGTACGGATAGTGTAGGACCGGATCAAGCAGTACAGGTTCTTATAGCAAAAGACTCTCCAGGCCCAACTGTAGATACGAGTGCGACAGGACACGCTGCTAGGGCTATGGGTTTGTTATGGCTAGACACCACTAACAATCTATTAAAGATTAGAAACCAGGCTAACGATGCATGGATCACCCTGGCTGTTGACCCGGAAACAAGTAACAGCGTAGACATTAATGCCGGTACGATAGATGGCACTACCATCGGAGCAGCCGCAGCGTCTACCGCCGTGGTCAGCTCTCTTAATGTAAACGCAGATGGGGCTACAGTTACAGGTATTAAAGACGAAGATGATATGTCATCTGACTCTGCTGTTAAACTTGCAACCCAGCAGTCTATCAAAGCGTATGTAGATACACAGCTTACCGCTGAAGATTTGGATATCAGCACGGATACTGGTGGTCCTATTGCTATAGACCTTGACTCCGAAACTCTAGCAATCTCAGGCGGAGAAGGTATTGATACATCTTCAACAGGCAGTACGGTTACTATCGCGGCTGAAGAGGCAACCTCGGCCAATAAAGGTGTAGCATCATTCTCTACTGATAACTTCTTAGTATCCTCTGGCGCTGTAACTGTAAAAGACGCTGGTATTGCTAACGCAGAATTGGCTGACATGGCGGCGAATACCGTTAAGGTGCGTAATGCTAATTCCTCCGGTGTACCTTCCGACCTTGCTCTAGCAACTACAGAGATAATGATCGGTGATGGCACCGGCTTTACAGCAGCC